TCCAATCTATCAATCACTTTAACCTCAAAACTTAAAACATCTTCCTCATCATCTTCTTTTGTTTCTATATCATCTTCTGTTTTTCCATCTGTAACAATTTCTTCTTCTACAACATCTTCAATTTCATCCAATCTTGTTAATTCATCTTCAAACTCTGTTTCTTCTAAAATAACTTCTTCTAATTCTTTCTTACCTTCCTTTTCTTTAACCCAATCAGTAGCTTCTTTAAGAGTCCATTTTTCCACATCAAATAAATATTTCTGAATTACCATACTGTTTCCGCCATCTTTTAGTTTACCAACTACTGCTTTAATGCCTTTCTTTTCAGATAGTGTTATAGTCCTCAAAGTATCTTTTATAAAGTCCTTAACATCTCTTACAGGAATGTGATGATAATTTTCGGTGGATTCTATTTTCATTACTAATTCTTCATACAAGTCTGTGTCACCAAAAAGCTCAATAAAATCTTCTTTTGTTATTTCTGACAGACCTGTTGTTTCAAACTTATCCCACAAATCCTTGTTCTTTTCCCAAGGAGGTGCTTCTCCAAAATCTTTGTAATGCTTCCCAAGATGTTCTTTAACTTTTGGAACATCTTCTTCGGGCATTTTTGTTGCAGTAAGTCTAACTGTTGCATTTGTAACTCCACGCCATACTGTTTTGTAACCATCAACAGTATGATGTGGTAGTTTGTAACTACCTTTATTTTCAGGGTCTCCTACGATAACAGCACACATTTCTTTTAAATCATCAACAGTAGCTTTCTTTACTTCTTTTCCAGCATCCCATGTAGTCTCTTTGTCTGCAAGCTGATATTTTTTGTAAGGAATACCTGTTTTTACTTTTATAAAGTCTAAAACTTTTTCTGAATAAGATTTAACTACAAAATCTTCTATGTTCTTAATGCTATCCTGTAAAGCATTTGCATTAGCAGGAACAATTACCTGACTTACTTCCAGTAACTCAACATCAGTAAAAATCCTATATGGTTTCTTTCCTGCCCTAACATCTTCATCATCCCAATCATTAGTTATAGTTCCTTTTGGTTTTGGTCTAAAACCCACTGAATATGCTGCCACACCATTCTTTGCAAGGAAGAAACCCCAATCTGCTTCATCATTTCCTTCCCCAACAAAATACTTCATTGTTGCTACTAACCCTTTTTCAGGGTCAATTTCTAAATTTTTAATAATACCTATGTTATAGATTAGTTTATCATAATTATGTGAGCTTACTAAAACAGGATGTTTCATAAAAGTATCAAGAGATTTTGCCCACGCATCAAGTTTTATTATATCACCGTATCTGTCAATAGATTCATCTGATATTATTGCTTTTACGGTATAATCATCATTATCAATATCGATAGTTTTAGCAAAATATGTTTTAACAATCTTATTGTTATCTTTCATACGTCTCCTCCCTTTAAAAACATAATCTTTGTTCATAAGTGTTTGTAATTAAATAAGAACAATTATTCCACAGGAACAGTAAAACAAGAACAGCCTAAAACATCTTTTGAATCAGCCTCCTTACATGCTGGAAATAATAATTTATCTCCAACTAAAAAAGACTCACCAACATTAACAATTTTTCTATGTAAGTTTTTATGCCTGTCTCTTAAACAAATCCATCTATGTTTCTTAATACCAAACTTCTGCATAAGACTAAATCTTACCTCATTCAATAGTTCTGTAATTTCAGTTTTAACTATAAGACTAACCTTACTTTCAATCTTATTGTATACCTTCTTTAAAAATATTTCATTTTGCTTTACATTTTTAATAACAAATAATATAGATTTTAGTAAAGAATTTGTATCTGTTTCAATTTTCTTATCTACAATGCTTCTAATTTCATCATCAATTTCAATTTCTTTCAAAGTTTCAAGAGAAAATGTTTCTACTGCTACAGTCATAGTTCTCAAATATGCGTCTTTAAAGACTTCATAAAGCTGTTCCTTTTCAAACTTTTCATCCAGTTTCTTATCTTTTAAAATCCTCTTTCTCTGTTCAAATATAAATCTCTTGAGTTTACTATTGAAATAATCCTCAAGCTCAGACTGTCTTTCAGAAAGATATGAGAAATCTTCAAAAACAGTAGACTTACTGCCTGTCTCTTCTTCTTTTTCTGATTCTTTTTCTGGTTCTTTTTCAGGTTTATTATTTCCAATTAACAGAGTGGCTGGAATGTTTTTGCTTGATGTCCACCACACATCACCCCAATCAACTCTTGGTAAACCTAAATCCAATTTTTCATTAATAACATTAATAGGATAACCCATACCATAAAGAGTTCTTGCAGTATTAACCTTCTCTATAAAATCACTTCTCAATGCTTCTACAACTGATAAGTCAAATTCTCCCCATTCTCTACCACCATTAATTTTGTAGAAAAATTTAGCCCATAAATATTCTTGAAAGAAATTTATTTTTGGGATTATTGTTTCTCTCCAAAAAGCAAGGTGGGCATTTTTAATACCTTCATAAGACTGTATATTGGAATAAACACCAAGAATAACTTCATTGGTTTTGTATGCTGCTAAAATTTCTTCTCTTATTACTCTTTTCAGAATTGAAAACTCCATGTCTCTTTGAGACAGGGATTTAGTCTCAATAAAGTCTGCATTTTCTATAACTGTTATTTGATGTGCTTTTTCAATACCAGAATGTTCTTCTCTAAACTGTTCCTTTAATCTCCTAAACTGCTCATCGTTTAAAAAACCATTTACTTTAACTATACCAGAAAGACCAACACCTTTACCAAAGAACTGTCTATTATACTCACTTGCAAGATAATCCTGTTCAATACCAGATTTAGCAGCTTTATAAGGAGAAATACCTCTAATATCACTAAAAGGGTCAAAATATTTGAACTGTAATATTTCATGTGGTTCTAATACTTCTGCAAAACCATTTTGAACTGGTTTATATTTCCACCTTCCATTAAATATTTTATTACCTCTCTCGTCTTCTTCAAAAAAAGGAAACATTCTCTGTGGCGAAATAACAGTTATTTCTGAAGGCACTTCAGTAACATTTCTTCTTGGCATAAACCAGAACGCCTCACCAAACAACTCAAGATAAACAAGTGTAGCATAAAACAGTAAATTTGTGTGCATATACTTGTTAGGATTTAAAAACAGTTCATATAGTTCACCTTCATCAACTAAAATCTTTTCTTTTGTTTTGTTTCTTGTTCCTCTTCCTTCAAACTTTTCTTCCTTATAAATATTGAAAGGAACTCTTGCCACATTTTGAGCAATGGCATTAATAGAAGCAAAGACCCATACTGATTCAGTATAGGGATTGGTTTGCATTCTTCCGCCAGCCAACTCACGCAGAGTTTTAAAAAAAGTAGCATCTTCATATGGATTAATAGAAGAAGAAGATTTCATTATGGAGCTTAAAAAAGCCTTACCAGCTCTTTTTAGAACTTCTTTTATCATAGCAACTCCTTAAATATGTCTTATTCTAATTATACCAGCACCTCTATAAACAGAATACACAGCATATCTCATAGCATCAATACAATGGTTGTTGAAGTCAGCAGGCTCATCAAGAACATTTCCATTTTTGTCTTCTTTCCAAGAATAAGACCTTATCTCTTTGATTAAATTAGTGCTTCTTTCTGTTATCTTTATCCTGAATTTCTTCAAAAAATCTATACCATCTTTCAAGTTCTTGTTAGCTGGGATAGCATTAAAATTTTCTACCTTCAATTCCTTAATTCTATCTGGGTATTGTGAATCAAAAAAGAAAGGTCTGCTTCTTTCATTTATAACAATATTATCCTTTAACCATCTTATCAGTTCTGAGTTAGTCAGTTTTGGTTTATATAAAAGCTCATCTACCCAGCACACAGGTTCATCATTTGCCATTTGTATAGCACAACGGAGAACAACAGTAGGGTCATTATAACCAGGGTCAATACCATAAGTAATAATCATACCTTTTAAATTTTCTGGAAATGAAGGAATAACTTCCCAATTGTTGAAAATAACACTATCAAGCCTGCCCCATTCTCCTAATGTATAAACTCTATACAAGTTGTAATTCTGTTCTTTTAATCTTTCATATCTTTTTCTACTA